TATTGAGGAAACCTGCTCATAGCGCGTTCCAGCCCTATCGCATTCGAATTATCCCAGGGTCGCCGTAGGACTCAACGCGATGCGTTTCCTCTTGAAAGCAATTCTTGTTTTCAGCCAGGAGCGATTTTTTGAATCACTTGAGAGGACCAAATCGGCGAAAGAGAAAGGTTGTGCACTGAACCCTACAATGCAATCAAGTAAGGTTGAATCCATTCATCGCGCCATGCTACGAAGACTTGCGCTAAAGGCGCGCCTGAAACCGCCTTAACGCGGGGCTGGATGCCTCATGCCGGTGGCCACTTCGCGCCCAAAATCAGCTGGTTCTGGGCAGTTGATCGCTCCATTTTTCGGTGAACGGAATCAATGATTTGCAAGTTGTGCTGCGGCGTGGTTTTTGGGCAGAAAAGTACCAAAACTGACTGCGCCGCAATGGTACGTGGGCCAAAGCGGCAGGTACTACTTTGAGGTCATTAATAACGTCGGTGGTAAGTAGTGCGACGCTCGTGAGCCTTTTAGTTATGTCCGAGAATTTTCCGGTCCTGTTGCGACCAGTGCAGCGGAACATCCTGCAATATTGTTTTCAACGTGAGGCTCGGTGCGTGTTTGCCGGCGAGAAGCGCCTCCATCACTTTCGGGGAAAGATGCGCGCATTGCAGAATTTTCCGTACATATCTTTTGGTCAGACCAGATTTGTGGGCAAGCTGATCGATTGTCCCGAATTCTCCGGCGACGATTCGTTCGTACCAGTCACGAGATCGAGCGATGGCTTTAACGATTGAGGGAACGGGAGAGACGCGCCCGGAGTCGTCGTTTGGCGTGACTATGTGAATCTCTCCGCCTCTTCGCGATATTTCGAAATCCCCCACCAATTGCAGAGTACGAATTCCGCGAAACGATACTGCGACACCTCGGCCCATCTCTTCATCGAGGTACTTGAGTAGACTTGCAATCCCAACTTCGACCCACACTTTCGACTGTCCGATTGTAACGTGCGACACGATGCTCCCAATAATCTGATGCAGCTTTGAGCGTTCAAGCTGCGGCCACGCCTTCACCAGTTCCGCAGCTCGTTTTGCAAACGCATTGCAAGTTGCGCCGTCCTTAATTTCACGTATGAACCTGTCAGGAGACCGCAGAAGATTAAGAAGTTGCGTCGCCACGAAAGCTTCCAATTCCTGGGCAGGGAAGCGGGCAATTCGCGGCTTCGCACCATTCTGCTGAATCGCCGCCTGCGAAGTGTAGTAGCGGTAACGCTTTCCGTTCTTGAGGGAATGTGTAGGCGTAAACAGAACACCGTTCGAGTCAGTGAGCAGTCCGGTGAGCGGGCTCGTGGTCGATCCAGAAGCCGCAGAACGGCCAGCTTGGTTATTCTGTTTTAAGCGAGATGCCACCTGGTCCCAAAGTCGCCTTGAAACAATCGGCTCGTGTTGACCCGGGAAATGTTGATCGCGGTGAACGATTTCCCCGAGATAGATCCGATTACAAAGCAGATGATGGAGTGCTCCCCGTGAATACGGAGCGCCGCCGTACTTTCGTCCGACGTTGCTCGTTCGGATTTTGCTGCGAGTCTTATTGTGTTCCAGATATTTCTTAAGCTTGGTGAGACATCCTGATCGCACGTACTGACGGAATATCTCGCGAACGGTGTCGGCCTCAGGCCAACTAACGACGAGTTGTCGCTTCACGCAGTTGTAACCAAGCGGAACGATCCCGCCGATCCAAATCCCTTTCTTTTTCGACGCGGCAATTTTATCTCGGATTCTCTCGCCGGTGATCTCCCGCTCAAATTGAGCGAAGGACAGGAGCACGTTCAGCGTGAGTCGCCCCATCGAGCTGGTCGTGTTGAATTGCTGGGTGACCGAAACAAAACTGACAGAATGCGAGTCGAAGATTTCGATAATCTTTGCAAAATCGGTCAGCGACCGCGTGAGACGATCGACCTTATAGACAACGACCGTGTTGACCTTTCCTTCTTGGATGTCGTTCAAGAGTTGCTTCAAGGCGGGTCGATCCATCGTCCCACCCGAGATGCCACCGTCGTCATAGACGTTCTTTAGTACAGTCCAGCCCTCATGCTCTTGACTCAGAATAAACGCGCGGCATGCGTCCCGTTGAGCGGCGAGCGAATTGAAGGACTGTTCGAGGCCTTCTTCAGAGGACTTGCGGGTATAAATTGCACATTTGACGAGTTCTTTAGACACTGGTCTGAACTCGTTTAGAGGCCGACTTTCTCACTCCAAAAAACGCAGGCCCCGACCAACGAGTCCCTGTGATTAAGCGGGCTATTTCGGAAAGACTGCGATAACCATGCCCGCGATACTCATATCCCGTTTCAGTCACAGAGACTTCGTGCATTTCGCGTCGCCAACGGCGGAGAATCCGGGTGCCAGTTTTTATTCTTAATCGCGTAGATCGATTCAGCGAGTTCCCGGCACATTCGAGATTTCGCGCCACGGACTTAATCTGTGCCCGCGCCGACGCGGTCAGGCCGCCTTGGGCGTTTTCCTGAATTCGGTAGGCGAGGAAGGGAATCATCACTTCTCGGCGAATTCCAGATGGAGGAGTCTTCCCATAGAGTTCCTGCCATCGGCCGAGCAGTTGGTGTCGCGATAGTCCAAACAACTCGGCGATTAGATCAGTAGTTTTCGGATCCATCTATGCCACACATTCACGCTCGCCTGCGGCAGACAGTCAAGCGAAAGTCTTGAGGTCGGAGGAACAGAATCAAACGGCGGAACCGCGGGCAGATATTCGATGAGAAGGAAGAGCCCTCGAATTTGCTAGACCAATTCGGCGAGTCAGAGCTTCGCCCACACGAATTGTGCTCTATTAATTTTTAGATGATCTATGGCCTGGGTGGTGGAATCGACTTGATCGTCGTACTTGCTACCAGGAAAGCTTGTCAACTCGCGCACATAGTCGTCAAGCCAAGGCGCGGACTGTGGAAGAAGCACATAACCACCTTCGAGTTCAGCGGTTTGGGCGTATAAACGCAAGGTTTTGTCAGACCCGGGAGGTGGAGTATACGGTTTAACTCCGAATACTCCCTCGGCCTCAAGATCCTGAATCAACTGCGTACCGGACGCTTTGTCCTCGATGAGAATGATATCTGCATTATGAAGTTCAGCCCGTTCCTTCACGGCTCGTTTGAGATCGGGGTAATTGAGGCGTTGACGGAATACGTCGAGGAGATAGTAGCAATCATTAGCGGCGCCCCACGTCGTGCACACGCTGAAATCGTTTAGTTCGCCGCTTTTATTTGCCGTATCCCAGCTCTGAAGTACGCAGATGAACCGTTCGGGGAGATCGGCCGTGTCGTAGCGCTTGAGCCACTCGGTCCTCAATATGGTGCCTCCCTGGGGCATCGGTTCCTGCTGATACTGGCTGGCAAAGTGGTATTCGCCGATCGTTTGACGGATGCTCTCAAGTGTAAGTCTCGACTCACGGTTCGGCTCAAGTACGTCGCCAGCTTTGCGCTCGAATCGCCGCCGGCCCAACGGGCTTTCAATGAAATGAAGCTCGTCCTCTTGCGCGACGGCAGGAAATGAGAGAACTTCCCAATTCTCTTGGGCCATCACATGACCGACAAGATCGTCCTGGTGAAGCCGTTGCATGACGATAATGATCACGCCGTTTTGCTTGCTGTTCAGCCTGGTCAGGAGAGTGTTGTCGTACCATTCGTTGACGCTTGTGCGACTGGTCTCAGAGAGAGCGTCGTCGGGTTTTAGCGGATCGTCGAGAATAATGATATCCGCTCCCCGACCGGTTAAGACACCGCCCACGGAAGTTGACATCCGAAAGCCCTTCTCCGTTGTCATGAATTCGCCCACGGACTGTTTTTCTGGGGAAAGCCTGGTACCGGGAAACAGCCTTCGATAAAAGGCGCTTGCCATCAAGAGTCGACAATCTCTGGCATGCTTATCTGCCAAATCCTGACCGTAACTCGCGGCAATAATCTGCAACGCTGGATTGTGGCCGAGAAGCCAAGCTACGAAGGCCACACTTACTGTGTGCGATTTCAGCGAACGCGGCGGTAGATTGACGATGAGGCGTTTGGTGGTGCCTCGACGGCACGCTTCGAGCCGGGACGCCATAACCTCTATGTGAGGATTCGCTATAAAGAAAGTTTGTGGATTGAGTTCATAGAATGACCGCTCTATAAAACTCATGAGGTCGTCGCGCAGAATGAGCTGGAATTCGGCTTGGGAAAGCTGCATTTTCATTCCTTTTTCGCACCCGGTGGCGTCTCTAGAGGTGCGCTTGTAACATCCTCTGCCTCATTTTCAGAATTTCGGATGCGTTTGATTAAATTCGCCATCACAATCTCGTCGGCTTCACGCGGCACGGATTGGGAGAGGGAAGCCTGGTCGGGATCGGCCAGAGTTATGATCCAGCAGTGAAGCTCACGGATGGCCTTGAGATCACCGGAGACGGCCTGGTTCATCAACTGCAGCATGCTTGCTTCAAATTTACTGATATGGCGAGTGCGGCCATTTTCGGTCACCTTGATGCGTTGCCGGCCGGCCTTGACTAGGATAGTGGCGAGATTTTGGGAACCTTTCGGTCTACCTTTCGGATTTCCTGATCTTCCCTTGGTGAACCGTGTGTGCATTGGCGGGTTGCCGTATCCCGTTTGGCTGATGCCGGTACGATCAGCCACGGCTCACCTCCGAAGTAGGAGCGAGATCATCAAAGCGTTTTCCTGTTGACGCGTGAATGGCGTGATCCCCGGTATGACGCTGCAACCGACGGACTGCTACGTCGACATACACCGGATCGATCTCAATGCCGTAGCAGACACGTCCCACTCGTTCTGCCGCAATGAGTGTGCTTCCGGAGCCAAAAAAAGAATCGAGTACGATGTCGCCGCGAGCCGAGCAATCTAGGAGAGCATCAGCTATGAGTGCGACGGGTTTAACGGTTGGATGTAGGGCAAGCAGGTTGCCTTCGTCGCCCTGCCGGGAAATTGCGCTCACACTGGGGTACTCCCAGACATTTGTTCGATTGCGTCCATACCGCCCTAGCTGCACATTGTTTCGGTGGGGACCTTTGGCGCTCTTGAATACAAAAACTAGCTCATGACGAGAACGGTAAAATGAGCCGATGCCGCCATTGTTTTTGACCCAGACACAGAGGTTGAGCAGTGCCTCATAGATCTGATTGCCGGCGGTGAGTAGTTCGCTTGCGTGCCGCCAGTCCATGAAAACAAAATGAACCGAACCGCTAGTGCTGTGTCGTGCCAGCAGCCGCAGGCTGGTGGTGAGGAAAGCAACGAACTCCGCTTCGTTCATTTCTCCGGAAGCCATCGCAAATTCGGAATGGTGGATGGAGCCGTGTCCGGAGACATTGCCTTCGATTGGTACGTTATAAGGTGGATCAACAAACACTATATCGGCGCGCCGAGAAACCATCAGCGCCCTATAGCAATTCTCATCGAGGGCATTGCCGCAAAGGATGCGGTGCTTCTCTAGGACCCAGAGATCGCCGTCCTTAGTGATGGCTTGGTTTGATTGGTCGATCTCGAATTTATCGTCTGGGTCTGGTTCCGCGACCGCCTGCGACAGGATGAGATCAATTTCAGGGACCTCAAAGCCGGTAACGGTCACGTCAAGATCACTATCGATTGTC